TATACAAAGAAATTATGGCAGAAGAACTGTTAGAGTTTGACTATTCGGAGTCAGGAATTTTACATATCTATAAAGACGAAGAATACTTTAAACAGGCTGAAGAAGCAAAAAACATTTATGAATCAAATGGTTGCCAATGGAAAATTTTAGGACCGAGACAAACAGCAAGAATAGATCGCGCTTTAAAACACACTAGGGGCATCGTAGGAGGCGCCTGGACTGAAGATGATTCTGTTGGTGATATACATATGTTTTGTTTTGAATTAGCACAAATACTAAAGAAAAAATACAAAGTCAAATTTACATTTGACAGAAAGATTGATCGAATCGACGAAGAGTTTGATCATTATGACAAGGTTGTTGTATCTGGCGGCATCGGCAGCAATCGTATCGCTCGCAGTCTTGGCGATGAATTGAACATATATCCTATTAAAGGATACAGTATAACTATTAACAATGTTGATCCTAAGTACTTGCCTGCAGTAAGCATATTAGATGACCAAGCAAAAATCGTTTCATCTACACTAGGAAATAGACTTAGAGTTGCAGGAACTGCTGAACTTGCCGGTGAAAATTATGATATTAGGCGTGATAGAATTGAACCTCTCTTAAAATGGGTTCATGAAAATTTCCCAAAGATCGATACCCGTGATTATACTAGTTGGGCCTGTTTGCGACCAATGACGCCTAATATGATGCCCATTGTAAGACAGAGTGAAAAGAACAACAAGGTATTTTACCATACAGGACACGGACATCTTGGATGGACAGTAAGTCCTGCTACAGCAGTTAAATTAGTTGACATGATAGGCAAAACCACTTGACTTTGTTTTTTCTTTGTTGTATGATGTACACTAAAGGAGAAAAAGGTTGAGTTCATTCTATACAAACGTAAGGCAGTATGGCAACAAATTACTTGTACGCGCCATCGAAGATGGTAAAAGAACCAAGTATGAAGTTGACTATAAGCCATATCTTTTTGTCAGAAGTCCAAAAGGCGAGTATATGTCGCCGTTCGGTGACAAGGCAGAAAAGATTACGTTCGGCGACATTCGTGACGCCAAAGAATTCATCGATAAATATTCTGATGTAGACAATCTAGAATTCTACGGTATGACTCAATTCGTCTATCCGTTTATCAATGACACATGGCCAGGCGAAGTCTCGTATGACCGTGATCTAATCAATGTTGTCTCACTTGATATCGAAACAATGTCTGATGATGGTTTTCCAGATGTAGAAACAGCCAACAAAGCAATCACTGTTATCACTATTTCAGACGGCAAAAAGTTTGTTGTGATTGGTATTAACGACTACAAACCACACCAAGATAACGTCACTTACTATCGATGCCGTGACGAAAAAGAACTATTGATTCGTTTTATAGATGAATATCGCAAGATGGATCCAGACATTCTGACTGGTTGGAACATAGAGTTCTTCGATATTCCTTATATCATAAATCGTATGAAAAATATTCTTGGTGATACTTATCCCAAAAATCTTTCGCCTTGGCGGTCTGTACTCGGCAAAAAACAGAAGAACAATAACGAAGAGGTAACTACATATGATATTGTGGGCGTTGATGTTATGGATTATCTCGCGGTTTATCGCAAGTGGACCTTCACGCAACAAGAGTCATACAAACTAGACCACATTGCCTATGTTGAACTAGGCCAGCGTAAGTTAGACTACTCCGAATATGGTTCACTGCACAATTTGTATGAACAAAACTTTCAGAAGTATGTCGAATACAACGTACTTGACACAGAACTTATCAATCGTTTAGATGACAAACTAAAGTTGATGGACTTGGCTCTCGCGCTGGCGTATGATGCCAAGTTAAACTATACTGATGCCTATACCTCTGTTCGTATGTGGGATGTTATCACACACAACTATCTTATTGCAAAAAACATTGTTGTGCCACAGTACAAACGAAATGACAAACCATATTCGTTCGTCGGTGGTTATGTGAAAGACCCTATACTTGGCAAACATGATTGGGTTTGTTCTTTCGATCTAAACTCTCTGTATCCGCATCTTATCATGCAGTACAATATTTCTCCAGAAAAATATGTAAAGAAAATTTCCTTTCCTGGTTGTACTGTTGATGGTTTTCTAGATGGTGTATTGAACGACGAAGAGATCAAGGGATTTCTTTCTGAAAACAATTTGACCATGACGCCAAACGGTTGTCTATGGAAACGCGACAGTCAAGGCTTCTTGCCTGCCCTCATGGAAAAGATGTATGAAGATCGTTCTAGGTTCAAGCGTCTTATGCTCGAAGCCAAACAGAAGTACGAAGACACACGCAATCCAGACTTTCTAAAAGAATCGATTCGTTATGACAAGATACAACACGCAAAGAAAATTCAGTTGAACTGTGCTTATGGTGCTCTTGGTAACGAGTGGTTTCGTTGGTTCAATCCAGACTATGCTGAGTCCGTCACAATGGGCGGTCAGTTATCTATTCGATGGATTGAAAAACACATGAATAATTATCTGAACGGTCTGTTGAAGACCGATACAGATTATGTCATTGCTTCTGACACAGACTCTATCTATCTAAACCTGAGTAAGTTTGTAGAAGACTTTAAGAAAGATGCCTCTGTTGATGAAGTCGTAAAGTATCTTGACAAAGTTTGTTCTAAAGGCCTTGAACCGTTCATCAATAATTCTTATAAAGAACTGTCTGAATATGTCAACGCTTTCGCACAGAAGATGTTTATGAAGCGAGAAGCGATTGCTAACAAAGGTATCTGGACTGGCAAGAAACACTACATTCTAAATGTATACAACAACGAAGGCGTTCAGTATTCTAGTCCCGTTCTGAAGATTATGGGTATCGAAGCAGTACGGTCTTCTACACCACAGTCTTGCCGTGAAAGTATCAAAGAGGCCTTGCGTATCATTATGAACGAGAATGAAAATATTTTGATACAATATGTTGATAAGTTTCGTAATGACTTCAATCAAATGTCCTTCGAAGAGATTTCTTTTCCTCGTGGCATGAACGGTATTACAAAGTATCGTGAGTCTCGTGGCGGCTGGAAGACTGGCACTCCAATTCATGTCCGTGGTGCTTTGATATATAATAGTATGCTTGAGAAGCATAAACTATCAAATCGTATCGAAAGAATTCGTGATGGTGACAAGATCAAGTTCTGTTATCTAAAGGTGCCAAACCCTACGAGAGAGAATGTAATCAGTGCTATCGACTCTCTACCTAAAGAGTTCAAGTTAGAAGATTACTTAGACTACGATATGCAGTTTGAAAAAAATTTCCTTTCTCCCTTGCGTTCCATCACGGATGTGATACAATGGGAACTTGAAAAGAAAAGTACTCTGGAGAGTTTTTTTGGATGATTCTAAATCGTGATGATGCACTATATGCTGCCAATGTGTTCGTGGATTATTTCTCTAATTTCGAACGCATTGACGACTATTTGCGTAAGGTAAAACTAGAAAGAATGGAAAATTATCCGACGGCCTTACCTGGTATGGGTCCGCAGGATGAAATGTTTTCTGATTTTTCTATGAATCCAGAAGACATGGAATTTGAGTGTAGAGAAGTTGATAACGAAACCTTCATGTACTATCTTGAAGTCGTTACCTCTCACGCTATCGAGTCTTCTATTCCTGGTAAATCATTAAGATATATTGTCTACGAGAAGAACACAAACAAGATTGTAGGATTTATTCGTATGGGTTCTCCTACGATTAATTCAAAGCCACGTAACGAGTTTCTAGGCAAACCACTAGATACACTAAACCGAGAAGTTATGAAAAGATTTAATGACTCCGCCATTATGGGGTTCATCATTGTACCTACACAACCTTTTGGTTTTAATTATCTAGGCGGTAAGTTATTGGCCGCCATCTGTTGTTCACATCTTGTCAAGGATAAGTTGGACGAGAAGTATGGCGGTCCTTTTTGTATGTTCGAAACAACTTCATTGTATGGTTCAACCAAAGGTGCGTCACAATATGATGGTATGAAACCATTTCTTCGTTATAAAGGCAACACCGATTCGGACTTTGCACCACTTATCAATGATGAAAACTATCGTCGATTAAGTGACTGGTTTGTCAAAAGAAACAACGGCGAAAGTCTAGTACCAGAAGATGCCTCTTCTCGTAAATTAAAGACACAGACTAAAATGATATCCATTATTAAGGCATCTTTAAAAGAATTTGACAAAAAAGAACTTGACAATTTCAATCTTATATGCAATAATGCAAAAGGTCTGACAGAGAAGAAGCGTCAGTATATGTCAGATTTTGGTTTTGAAAATGTAAAAGAGTATCTTAACATGGAAACGGATACACTTATCAAAAAGGATAACTATGATCGTTATAGTTTTGATGGTGTTGTTTCTTGGTGGAAAGATAAGGCTGCAAAACGATTTGAATCTTTGAAGAACGATACGAGACTTAGGTCAGAAATCGAAGTCTGGAATCATAATCCAGAATCTATTGACATTATTCGTTAGGAGTTATAAATGGTAACTAATCTATCACAAATTATTCTATCCGATCCATCATCAGATAATATCTTTGAACAACTTCCACATTTTGTAACTTCAGATCCTAGAACGTCACGGTTTCGAGAATTTGGTTTCCAATATAATATAAACAAAACTTTCTTACAAAAAAGATATGATAGTTTTTTTCATGGATATGATTTACAAGATAAAAGAGTATTAGACCTTGGTTGTTGTGTAGGTGCAGTAGGCGCATATGTCTTATCTAAAGGCGCAAAGTATTATGTGGGAGTAGAGTATAGTAAAGGACTATCAAATATTGCAACTATAAATTTATCTGATTCGTTTGATGCTGAAAGATGGTGCATAAAAAATGATTCTATTGAAAACTTTATTAAAAATTTATCTGAAAATTTTGACATAGTGGTGGCTTCAGGAATTTGGTATGCGATGTTTGATGCTATTCCAATACTACTTGCTTTGTATGAAAAAACAAATTCGATTATAGTTGAAAGTATGCATCCAAATCTTCTCGATCAATATTCAGAAGAGATTAGGGAAAAATTTCAAAAGAGTGACTTCTGGAAGCAATTTCAAGAAAAGGGCAGTTTTATACAATACAAAAAATCAAATGATTATATAACTAAGACTGAAATTAATGGATCTTATCCTAGTATAGGATTTTTTAAACATTACCTAAATTTATTGGGGTTTAAAGATACCAATGTGTATGATTTATTAAAAACCGAATTGCCAGAAACATATTTTGCTACTGGCCGATTTGGTGAACGATTTGAAAAATACAAAGATACGAAAGAAGCATTAGGTTATGTGGAAATTTGACAATACAATAGCTAACATATTTGAAAGTCATGCTAAACAACACATACCTAATTATGATGCTGTTATTGATCAGTGCGTAGATGTTTGTAATTATTTGGACAAAAATACAAAAATTATAGATGTTGGTTGTGCTATCGGCGAAACTTTAAGTAGATTACAGTCACAAGGCTTTACAAATCTACATGGTGTAGACAGTAGTTCGGCAATGATTTCGGCGGCGTTATTAGATAAGTGTAGTTCTGAAATCTTTACTTTACACCTATCTGACAAGTTTCCGAAGGAAATATATGATGTAGTATTAATGAATTGGACTTTACATTTTATAGAAAACAAAATAGAATATCTAAAATCTGTTTATGATGGACTATCTGATAATGGTTTGTTTATCTTAACAGACAAGACCAGTAACGATGAATTGCCTTTAAAATTTTATCACCAGTTTAAATCCAGAAAAGGCGTATCTGAAAACGAGATACAACAAAAAGCAGAGAGCCTAGTAAATGTTATGTTTATTCATGATGTTGACTGGTATCTAAAAACATTAAGAAGTATCGGTTTTAAAGAAATTTACATTATGAACGCATATTGGTGTTTTACCAGCTTTATTTGTAAAAAATAATTAAAAATGTGTTGACAATATGCGTTCGATGTAGTATATTAACTTAACAATCAAGCGGGTGTCGTATAGTGGCATTACCTGAGATTTCCAATTTCATGACGGGGGTTCGATTCCTTCCGCCCGCTCCAATTCTTGAAGAACGCACAATGAAAAAGGTTTTATTAACATCTTTGACAGTACTACTATTAAGTGGTTGTTTGGGCAGTGAAGATAGTGAAGTTGCGATAGGTGCTCACTATCGTCCTGTGCCGAAAGAATCACGGCCGGTTTTACAACCAATTTTAGGACCGTGTCAAGAATATGTTGGTAATCCTGGTGCTCTTGAAGCATGTAAAAAAGGCATTGAAGATCGTAAGAAAGGAGAACAAATATTAATAGAAGCTGAAGCATATGAAAAAGGTAGAAGTTGGCCAGAACCGACAATACCAAAACCACAATAATTTAAACTGAAAAACATTATGTAGATGATCAATAGGTTGCATTTGGCTCCTGGTCGTCTATTAGAAAAGGAAATGAAAATGAATTTAGATATTACAAAACTAACTAGAGTAGCTATTGTTTCTAAAGGTTCTAACTATGTAGAAACAAAGGTAATTGACTTGTCAACTGTATATGTACCTCAGAGTGTAACAGGTACTACAATAAACAAGGTTAGAAAAAAGGGATTAGATGCTGAACATATAAACAAGCTATCAGAATCCATGCAGAAGGGTATTGATTATTCAAAACGCCCGCCAATTGTTGTTCGTAAGCCTCAGTGGGTAAATGGTGTTTATTATGAATATGAACTTCTTGCTGGCGCGCATAGGTTTGAAGCGCTTAGAAAAATGAACGCTGTTGAATGGATATTTGATATCTATGAAATCGGTTTAAATGGTGTTTCTAGCGAAAAGGCAACTACGTCATTACAGATTAGAGAAAATGACCATTCTCCTGAAAAGTCAAACACCGCTGAAGACTTAATCAATGTTTTAAGTTATTTAATTCAAATTAAAGAATTAAAGAATACTGAAGAGGAAATTAAAGCGTATTTACATGAAAATACGGACAATCTTCATTCAGCTACTTTTTCTAAAATTGTAAGACAGGTGGTAAATAGAAACGGAGCATATCAAGATATTAAGACATATCCGTCTGATCAGTTAGAAGCATTCTTACAAACAAATCCAGAAGGTAGAAATTACGCATGGGGTGGCAACCTTGACCACGACAGAGATGAGTTTGGATGGACAGTTTTAGAGGGATATGAATATGAGTATTTGATAAACGCCCTAAAAAGATTTGATGAGACAGGAAAACCTTCTTACTTTCTGAATCATACAAAAGCGCCTACTAAGAAGAAGTCTCTAAAAGCTAGAAGACTTTCACAAATAAGAGAGTTTGAGCGGTTAGAAAGAGGTATGTTGAAGTCCGTCGAATTTTTTCACAAAACTGGTACTTTTCCTTGGCGCATCGAAGCTTTCTTAGGACAAGATGTAAAAAATAAAGAAAAGCAATTCTTACGCAAAGAAGAAATTAGGAATCGATAATTGTCAACTAATTTTGAAAAAGTAGCTGAGTTCATGAACACCTTTGGACAAGAAGTTAAAACATCGCCTGAGTTTCCAGACATAGATACAATGGCAATGCGATACGATTTGATCAAAGAAGAACTAAATGAACTATTTGATGCAATGGGCAACCGCGATCTTACTGAGGTCGCGGACGCTCTCACAGACCTTCTTTATGTTGTATATGGCGCAGGACATTCTTTTGGAATTCCTCTTGACAAATGCTTCGAAGAAGTGCATAATAGTAACATGAGTAAACTTGGCGAAGATGGTAAACCTATCTATCGTGAAGACGGTAAGGTTCTTAAGGGACCAAACTATTGGCAACCAGACTTAAAGAAGGTAATATACAATGGCTAATCATGTAACATCATATGTAAGTTTTTCAAACATTTCTGATGAAGCAAAAAAGTTTCTTGATGGTCTTTCAGAAATTGATGGAGAAAACAAAGAACAAGATCAGATTAAGTACTTTTATGAGGACTACACACCAGACCACGCCTGGTACTTTGCAAATATCGGTCCTAAGTGGATGTATTTTGATTATGTAGATGAAGACAACTTTTCTACTGTCTCTGCCTGGTCGGCACCGATTCCTTTTTACAATAAAGTTTTTGAAACATTAAAGGCACTTAATTCGCCTGACCTTCGTATGTGGGTTCAGTATGAAGATGAAATGCCTAACTTTGTTGGTGTTTATGGTCTATATCATGATGAGGTTTATGAAGAAGAAGTTGAAGCTGAAAATTATGTAGATGTAATTGGATGTGAAAACTGGGATGAAGAGACCGATGATTATAACGAAGACTGGGGATATAAACTTGGCGATTGGTTCGCTGAACAGGAAGCAGCATTTTTAGATGATTGAAGAAGATTTCGTAAAGAAACAATATGACGATTGGCTCGCTACAGATCCAATCGAAGATGATGTTTTGGAAGAATCTAACTTACGTCAGATAATCATTGATGATCTAACTAATGTAAGTCAAATGACCGTTGAAGAGTATACACTTTATCAGAAGTATCTTGAAATACATGAGAGGTATCCTTCTGAGAAAAGAAATACTCTCTTCGGTGAAGAGTATCAATTTGCGAATGAAGAACACCACAAACTAATTCATGAATGTAAGACCAATATCTGGATGCCAGAGTCTCCAGAAGATTTCGACAAACTTGATATCGAAATGGTCTATACTGATGAAAACAGTCTTAACAAGAATGTAAGTGCAGGATCCACTATCAATAAGTGGAACTGCATACGCACGTTTACAAGTACGATGAAGAACAATTCTAACATCGGACGTAACATGCACTATATTATTCGTGACCGAGTAACTGGTAAGTATCTTGGTGTTATTTGCATTACAGGCGATTTTATTGACTTGACGCCTCGTGATAATTACATTGGTTGGGATCGTGAATTTAAAACAAAGAGTGGCAAACTAAATCATACTTGTATTGGTTCTACTATTGTACCACTCCAGCCTCTTGGTTTTAATTATACAGGCGGTAAACTTCTCGCTTTACTTTGTCTTTCCGATGTTGTCCAAAATCAATGGAAACAAAACTACGGTGACACTCTGGTATCTGTAACGACTACCAGTCTCTATGGTAAATCAAAGGCAGGCGGTCTAAGTCAGTACGACAATCTAAAACACTGGAAGAAAATGGGTTATTCTTCTGGTTCTTTGACATATGAAATGACGAAGAGTGTAGAACGAGAAATGCTTCGTTTCTTTAAGAAGCATGATACAGAAAGATATTTTCTACATTATGTGGCCAAGAACAAGAACGGTCTTATGTTGAAGCGTGACCATCGTAATCGCTATCGCAGTCGTGCATTTTCTAAGTTAAATATTCCTAAAGAGATTATTCGTTCTGAACACCATCGCGGTATCTATTTCTCTCCTTTGTATAATAATACATGTGAGTATTTAAGAGGAGAAATTGACGATTCGAAACTTGTAAAGTCTTTTGATACAAGCGTCGAATATCTTGTAAATCTTTGGAAGACCAAGTATGCGTCAAAGCGTATTAAGAACTTGGTAGAAAACGATAGAACAAATCTAAATGAAACTTTGTTCTATGATGATATTTGTTTCATGAATTGGGAAGAAACAAAAGAGAAATATCTAACACAGGTAGGAAGATAGTGAATTTGATTAAGCAATTTCACGAATAACTCCAATTCGATTGGAATTTTGTTTTTAACTGCTTAATCAAACAATTTCAGTAAGGAATTTATGAGATAACTCCAATTTGATTGGAATTTTTCACTTAACTCCTTACTGTACTTTATTAACTCCTTAGAAAGGAATTTATAATGACGCCAAGGTATATTGCAGATTGTGGCGGTAAAAAATATCACATATATGATAGAATGAAAGACGAATTTATTATGAATCTTTCATTAGATGAATTTAGATTACTTACGTGGATGAAAGAACCAGGAGACCTAGCGATTGAAGCCGCACATGGTTCAAAAATTTCTAAGTGGTCTGCATCACAATCATGGAAAGATGAAACACAAATCAGAGAATTTTATTCATTGTGTGAAAAACGTGGTATTGAATTGAGATTTTTGCCAGAAAAATCAACTTACAAATGGAGAAAACTATACTATACGAATGCAGAAAAGACTGATGAAGTTGATCTTCTCACATGGGCTAAAGCAATTGAGAATCATCCGCATGTTTGGGATGTAGCATTACGTCCAAAGAATGTTGAGTTTCATGATCCAAAAGAAGAGATAGATTTAGAAAACTTAACCAAACTTACAGCAGGAAATCTTTATAAACAAAAATGTAAAGAAGCATCCCTTATTGTATCAGCAGAAGATGTGCCATATAAAAAGACTGTGCCTGGTCAAATTGCCTATGACCCCGATTGTATTGATGCTGTTGCTAGGCGATTGCAAAATCATAATTCAAATGTCAAACATTCTAAAATCGTTAATGGGGTATCGTATGCACATAAAAAATTTAATGGCGAGGATATTAAACTTTCATTGTTAGATGTTCTTGGTATTGAAAAAAATAAAAAAGGTCAATGGAAGAGTCCGTCTAAAGATACTCAATACGTTTCTTGTATGATGTTGTTGGTTGATCAAGATGGAAATAGATATGTAAATCCATTGACAAACGAACCGATTGGATTTAAAATGATCGATCAGTTTGGAATGGTATCTTCTGGTTTTCATATGAAGCCCGGATTTCTTCGTCCAAAGTTTTATCATCATGGAATAAAATCATTTTCTAAAATTTATTTTCAAAACATTTATGATAACAAGTATATGGATGAATCAAATTTTGAACACCATGAGCTTAAAGATTTTATCAGAAACACTTGTCGTATTGCTTATGAACAGACTGTTAAAGCAATGCGTGATTACTTAAACACGCCTAAATCTAATTTGGAAAGTTTTTTTAATTGATTAAGCAATTTCACTGGTAACTCCAATTTGATTGGAATTTCCTCTCCAACTGCTTAATCAAACAATAATAACATCAACAAGGAATTTCATTAGCAACTCCAATTCGATTGGAATTTCTAATCCAACTCCTTGTTGATGTTTTTAAAAAGGAAAACCAATGGGAAAACGAAGTGAATTTGAAAGGGTAGAACGAGACTTCTATCCTACACCTTTTGAAGCCGTGTTACCACTTAAATACTTTTTAAAAGAAAATACTAAGTTCGCTGAACCTTGCGCTGGTGATGGTAGACTTGTAAAACATTTAGAACAACTTGGCCATACATGCGTCTGGCAATCTGACATAGAGCCACAGGCAGACTTCATTGCAGAAAGAAATGTTTTCGATATAAAAGATACGAATGGTGCTGATGTTTTCATAACAAATCCACCATGGAATCGTAAGTTATTGCACCCTCTTATAGAACATTTATCAAGTATTGCACCAACCTGGTTGCTATTTGATGCTGATTGGATGCACACAAAACAAAGCATAAATCACTTGCCAAATCTGAAAAAAATTGTTAGTATAGGAAGAATCAAATGGATAGAAGGTTCTGCATCAACTGGTAAAGACAATTGTTGTTGGTATCTATTCCATTTAACAAATAATCTAAAAGCAACTGAATTTTATGGAAGAACACACTATGATCGAGTATAAATACAACGAAGGCGAAACACTAGCTCGTCTCAAAGAATATATTGATGGTACTTACAGTGAGCACTATTCTCAGAATAAATATCAAGCAACTGAATTCATCATCGACAGTGGTCATGGTGAAGGATTTTGTATTGGTAACATTATGAAGTATGCTCAACGATATGGACGCAAGGATGGTTATAACAAAAATGACCTGATGAAAGTCATTCATTATGCTATAATTGCCCTACATAATCATGACCTACAACATGGAGAAAGCGATGGAACAAAAATTTAAAATAAAGGACGTTGATCGTCTAATCTTCCTTATGGAAGAGATTTGTATCTTAAGTAACAAACTTCGACCTGAAGATACAGGCCATATTCACACAGCGATCAGTGTTTTGAATGAACGTGTTAGTGAAGTGAGAGGAAAACTTTCTAATGAAACTAGAGCTTGATTTTGCACACTTAAGAGAAAACTACAGTATTATGGTTGCGACGCCAATGTATGGCGGACAATGCGCTGGACTTTACACAAAGTCTACAAATGATTTTTGTATGTATTCTAGTCGTTATGGTATGAAGACTAGATTTTATTATCTCTTTAACGAATCACTTATCACTCGTGCAAGAAACTATTGTGTAGATGAATTCTTGCGGAGTGATTTTACACATTTAATGTTTATAGATGCTGACATTGGTTTTAATGCTCAAGACATTTATGCCATGTTGCATCTTCAGACACAAGATCCAGATAACATTGATATCATTGCTGGGCCTTATCCTAAGAAGTCTATCTCGTGGGAGAAGGTTAAGAAGGCAGTTGAACGCGGTTTTGCAGACGCCAATCCTTTTGTTCTAGAACAGTTTGTTGGCGACTATGTGTTTAACCCAGCAAAAGATGTTAGGTCTTTCCGTGTAGATGAACCTGTTCAAGTACTAGAAGCTGGCACTGGTTTCATGTTGATACCTCGTGCTACTTTTGAAAAGTACGAAGAGGCCTATCCAGAATATCATTACAAACCAGATCATATTCGTACAGACGCTTTTGATGGTAGTCGTGAGATTATGGCATACTTTGATTGTATCATTGATCCAGAATCAAGACGATATCTATCTGAAGACTACATGTTCTGTCAGAATGTACAGAAACTTGGTATGAAAGTCTGGATGTGTCCATGGATGGAACTGAAGCATATGGGTTCTTATGTCTTTGGTGGTAGTATGGCTGCTCTTGGTGTACTTGGTGCTTCACCTACTGCATCACAAGAGTCAAGCAAAAAGTTTTATCAAAACAAAGAAAAAGCAGCAGAAATTCCTCAATTAACACTTGGCTCAGAGACAGAAAAAAGTAATGAAGAAGCTCTTCAAAAAACTGTTGACAAAGTGTTAGGAAGAAGTAATAATATGAGTCGTCAACAAAAGCGCGCTGCACAACGAGCAGAACGCAAAAAATCTAGAAAGAGGTAAAATATATTATGCTTAGTGAAAAGACTATTGATTTATTGAAGAACTTTAGTGCAATCAATCCATCGATTGTTCTAAAACCCGGCAAACAAATTAAGGTAATTTCAAATACAAAGTCAATCATGGCTTCTGCTAGTATTGACAATGAAATTCCTTCGACTGCTGGTATCTATGATGTACCTAAGTTTCTTGCAACTGTTTCGTTGTTTGACGAACCGCAGTTTGCCTTTAACGAAAAGTCTATCACAATTAGTGATACGAATCGTAACAAGGTAAACTACTATCTTACAGATACATCAATGATTATTCAACCGCCTGAGAAAGATATTGACATGCCTGCGTGTGAGGTAAATCTTACACTTAAGAAAGAACATCTTGAGAAGGTTCTCCGTGCGGCTGGTATTCTAAATGTCCCTTATGTTTCATTTACTGGTCGTGATGATGATATTGTTCTTGAGGCAATCGACTCTAAGAATAGTACTTCACACACCTATAGCGTAACAATCGGAGAAAACACATTAAATAGGAATTTCAATCTTGTAATGAAGGTTGAGAATATGAAGTTAATTAATGCAGATTATCGCGTTAGTATTTCTTCAAAGGGTTTAGCCCGTTTCGTAAATGACAGTGTATCTTATTGGATTGCTGTCGAATCAAATCTATCAAATTTTGGAGGTTAATTTATAATGACTGAACAAAACTTACCGAGTATCACGATACAAGACTTTGATGCTGTAGTTAAGATCATCGATGTTTGCAGCACTCGTGGTGCAATTCGTGGAGAAGAAATGGCCGGAGTTTCATCGATACGCGAAAAGTTTGCGGCGTATGTAAAAGACTTTGTTGAAAGGCGCCAGGCAGCACAGGCTGAACAAGCCGTTCCTGTTGCAGACACAGAGGAAGCTCCTGCCGCGAATGCAGAAGAAACTCCAGCAGAGGCAGAGCCAGAAAAGACTGAATAAGTCTTTACAAATCTTTTTGAGTAGTGTATACTACATGTTTGAACTTTATATTATGAGGCTTTGTTATGTTAGAAGATTTTTTGTGGGTCGAAAAGTATCGACCAAAGAAGATAGATGATGTTATTCTTCCGTCTTCGATCAAGGAGCATTTCGTTGAATTTGTAAAACAAGGAAATATTCCTAATCTTCTGTTATCTGGTGGCGCCGGTATCGGCAAAACTACAGTAGCGAAGGCGCTTTGTGAAGAGTTGGGTTGTGATTACATTGTGGTAAACGGATCGAACGAAGGTCGATCTATTGATATACTAAGAACCTATATTCAGGACTTTGCATCAACTGTTTCTTTTACTGGCGGACGAAAGTATGTCATACTAGACGAAGCAGATTACCTTAATGCTAATTCAGTACAACCCGCTCTTCGCAACTTCATGGAAGAGTATTCTAAAAATTGTGGGTTCATTCTTACTTGCAATTTTAGAAACCGCATCATTGATCCACTTCAATCGCGGTGTTCTGTGGTTGAATTTAAAATTCATAAACAAGACAGAATAAATATTGCTGGATCGTTTATGAAACGAATCGAATATATTCTTGAACAGGAAAATGTCGAATATGATAAGAAAGTTATTGCTGAAGTTATACAGAAACATTTCCCCGACTGGCGCCGAGTTCTTAACGAACTACAGCGATATGGTTCTAGCGGCCGTATTGATGCTGGTATACTCACGAATCTAAGCGAAGAAAGTTATAAAGAACTTTTTGGCCATCTAAAGTCAAAAGACTTTGATGCTATGCGTAGATGGGTTGCCGAGAATATAGACAATGATTCTTCTGTTATCTTTCGTTCGTTGTTTGATAAGTCTAAACAATATGCGAAAGAAAAGTCTTTGCCTGGTATCGTCGTAACACTTGGCGAATACCAGTATAAACATGCTTTTGTGGCTGATCCTGAAATCAACCTAACAGCATGTCTTACTATGATTATGTTAGAAGCAGAATTCAAATGAGTAATCCATTTGATTATGTCACAGCAGCATCTTACAGTAAGAAAGACTTAATGTCTGGTACAGAAAACGATAAGTTAGCCGAGGCTGGTTACAACCCTTGGTTAACGAATCGTGCTTTCTCAAACTTTCCAGACACGGTTCTACATGCAAATGAAATGAATCGTTTGTATGAATTAGAAAATGCTCCACAGTTTTATTATTATATAAATATCTTACGACCAAAGAAAAGATTTAAGAAATTCTTTAAGTCAGAACAAGATGATAATATAACTTTGATTTGTAATGCTTTTAATTGTAATAAGAGGGTAGCAAAACAATATCTTGATATATTATCGCATGATCAACTTACTCTTTTAAAACAAAAAGAAGAAAAAGGTGGAGTGGAGTAATGAATGTGATAGAAGAATTAGTAGAAGTTACCTTAAGTAACGAAGAAGACTTTCTAAAAGTCAAAGAAACCTTAACAAGAATTGGTGTTGCTTCTCGTAAAGATAAGAAGTTATTTCAGTCTTGTCATATCCTACACAAGCGCGGCAAGTACTATATTGTACACTTCAAGGAGCTTTTTATTCTTGACGGAAAACCATCGTCGTTTTCTGATGAGGATAAAGGCCGAAGAAATACAATCGTCAATCTACTTGTGGAATGGGGCCTAATCAAAACCGTAGATAATTCTAAGGTTCAAGATCCAGTAGCACCATTAACTCAAATTAAAATTTTACCATTTAAAGACAAAAAAGATTGGGAATTGGTCCCAAAATATAACATTGGAACTAGCAAATAAAGGAGAATATAATTGTTTAGTATGCGTACCGCTATAGCGACAGTGATCCTGTCTTCCGTGCCCTTTGTCTCTTTTGCCGCAGACAAGGTCAGAATTCTACATACGGTAGGCCCCATGTCCTATCATTCATGGATTTATTTTGGCAAAGAAAAAGGAATTTTTGAGAAACAAGGCATTGATCTTGAAATTTTAGGAAGCGGTGGTTCCGCAGCGAAGACTGATTTGGCGCTAGCCTTAGGAAATGCTGAAGCAAGTTTCAGTGACTTTTCTAGCGTTGTAATAACAAATGATAAAGTAGGTGCACCTAAGATTAAAATGGCACTGCCCGTTGATTATGTGGGTAGTGATGTTCTAATTACTCGCAAACCAATTAAAGATTTAAGTGAACTTAATGGTATGAAATTAGGTGCTAATCCTAATTCAACATCGGCTAAGCTCATGAGCATTGTAGCGCCTGATGTAAAACCAGATTTTATTAATATTCCAGTTAAGCTTAAAGAAGTTGCTCTTATGAAAGGAGAGATTGACGGATATACTGGATATGTTGCAACGAATATTCCTAGACTGGTTGTAGGTCTAAAATTAGAAGAAAACAAGGATTTCTTTGTTACACCACTAGTATCTAGAAACTCATGGACTGTTGGTCGAGGTGTTATTCTTAATACCCAATGGGCTACAGAAAACGAAGATGTTGCTAAAAGATTTATAGAAGCTTCAATTGTATCTATTTTAAACTGCTGGGATGAAACACCAACATGTCTCCAGTCATTGGAAAAAGTATTAGGTGCCAAGTACGAGGCAGAAGTCGAAACTTATAGAATGAAACATTGGTATGATGATATCGTACTTCGCACAAGGGTATTTCCTTCAGGACAGTTCTATAGAGACCGATCTGATGATCTTAAGATTTATAGTGATAAGATCGCCAATGCAATGAATTTGAAATTGTTATCTATTGAGGATTATTATGTCAACTATTATTCATCAATTGGTGTCTTTGAAAAGAAGTAAGAAATATTATATACCTGTAATTACATTCACAAGTATTTTGTTTTCTTGGCAAATGTTGGCGGCTGGTTTAATACCGCCGCCAACAATAGTTTTTGATTGTTTATTAACTCTTATTGTAGATAATAACTTTCAAAAAGATGTTGGTTACAGTCTACTTAGATTGATAGTAGGATTTACAATTGGTGCTTCTTTTGGTATGTTAATAGGTACACTTATTGGTTACTATTCTATTGCAAGACATGTATTATTTCCAATAATTAAATTTGTTATTACAATACCAAAGATAGCATTATTACCATTGTTTCTAATCATATTAGGCATAGGAGAAGAAAGTAAGATAGCCATTATTTCTCTTGGCACATTTTTTCCAGTTGTTATGGTAACATACTCAAGTGTATTGAGAGTGCCTAAAGGATTGATCGAATCATCTATGGCTCTAGGATTTTCAAGAACCTATATGTTGCGTCGTCTAATATTTCCTTATGCCTTACCTAACATTATAAATAGCGCATTTAGACTATCCATTTCTATGGGATTAGTATTACTTGTCGCTTCAGAAATGGTCGCTTCAAAATATGGACTTGGAAATTTTATTTACTATACTGGTGCTGAATTACAATTAGATAAGATGATTGCTGCTCTTTTTGTTTTAGGTTTCATTGGTATAGGGTGTAATAAGATAATAGATTTTATGTACAAGTATTTTTGTCATTGGTCTACTTTAAGTGAAGGAGAGAATTATGGACAGAATTGAACTAAGTGAATATTATCACGATGAAAACAGACAACTAAAAGCAATTGTTTATAAAACGCCAACTATGTATTGTATTGATTATGTCAAGGAAGATACTGTATTTAAAACAGAATCTTTTCCAGGCAAATCGATTCGTTATGTAGAAGACGCCGCAGAAAATTGGGCTCTGGGAATTAAACTTCTCAATGAGTAATTTTGTTTATGATAAAAGGCCAACAATAGGCACAAAAGATGTTCCAGGAGAATCTTGGGACATGTATATTCTCAGAACACTAAAAGAAGAAAGGAGTAAAAAAATGTCGTGGGGTTATCATCTAACTGTAGACTGTAAATCCTGCAATCGAGACAAAATCAAGAACGCAGACAATATCAGAAACTTTGCCAAGGCACTTGTTAAGAACATCGATATGGTAGCATACGGTGAACCACAAGTAGTTCATTTTGGCAGCGAAGATAAGACTGGATATACATTGGTCCAACTTATTGAAACATCAAACATTTGTGCCCATTTCTGCGACGACAGCGGCGATTCTTATTTCGACGTATTTAGCTGCAAACCATTTGCAAATGATATTGTAGTTGATACAATCAAAGAATATTTTGAACCTGAAGAAGAAAAAGCGAATTTTTTTAATCGACAGGCTTGAAACTGAATAAAAAATCACTATATATAATAGTGAAGATGCCAAAAGGGTCTTCACTATTATAACCTTGCTAAAACAGGAGGTACTCATGGTACATCAATTTGCACACGCATTTAACGACCCCTTTTTCATTGGCTTTGATCGTCTAGTAAATAGACTTGAGAGAGCCGCAAAACCGGTCGACAATTATCCCCCATTTAATATCCTATGTAATTCCGAAGATCAGTTTACTATCGAAATGGCAGTAGCTGGTTTTACTGAAGAAGATATTGACATTACATATAAGGATAGCACTCTTACAATCACTGCAAACGCTAAAGAAGAAAAGATAGATTATCTACATCGTGGCGTTGCAAAACGTGGTTTCACTCGTAAGTTTAATCTTGCTGATACTATCGAAGTAAAGGGAGCCGATCTTAAAAATGGAATGCTTCTAGTTGATTTAGAGAATATAATTCCAGAAGAAAAGAAAGCTCGTAAAATTCCACTTGGAAGTAAGCAGACACTCCTGAGTGAGTAAACTACTTGGCGGGGGTTAATCCCCCGCCTCTTTTGAGATAGTAAATCATATAAATATGTTTTTAAAATAAAAAAGGTAAAATAATGGCAACAGTAGACTCCTTTGATTTTGACTTTGGATTTTCCGCAGTCACAGAACAAGAATTAGCCATTGTACAACAACTTGCGGCAGAGAAAGAAGAAGCTGCCAGTGCCGCGACTTTATCAACTTCCGAGAAGGAAGCACTAGAGAATAAGATTAATACTCTCTATAATATGTTTCAACCACTGTTGAACAATTTAGCAGCAAATCCAGAAAAAGACTACATTTACTGGCCTGAACGACTATCAAAGATCGAATCATTTAGAGATAAATTGGATGCGGTTTATACCGAATAAATCTCTTTACTTTCTGATCAAAGTATAGTATGGTAATTTTTTTAATCAACACTGAGGTGATATATGTCAACGAATCTATTAGATAAGTTGGTGAAGAATAGTTCTGTCAAGTTGACGGACACTCTTACCAACTCGCGCATTTATGGTAAAAAAGACATGGTGCCTACTCAAGTCCCCATGTTAAATGTTGCTCTCTCAGGTCGTGTTGACGGCGGTCTAACTCCTGGTCTCACGGTCCTTGCAGGTCCGTCTAAACATTTCAAGACGGCGTTCTCTCTTATCATGGCGGCCGCCTACCTAGATAAGTATGAGGACGGAGCAGTTCTATTCTATGACTCAGAGTTCGGCACACCGCAGAACTACTTTGACGCCTTTGGCGTTGATATGAGTCGTGTTGTTCATACGCCGATTACTGATGTTGAAGAACTAAAGTTTGACATTATGAAACAACTAGAAGGAATTGAGAGGGGCGACCGTGTCTGTATTGTTATCGATTCTATTGGTAATCTTGCGTCGAAGAAAGAAGTTGAAGACGCACTAGCTGGTAAGTCAGTTGCTGACATGTCTCGTGCAAAGGCAATGAAGTCACTTTTCCGCATGATAACACCACATCTTACACTTAAAGATATTCCACTCATTGCAGTCAATCATACTTACAAAGAGATTGGTTTATTTCCTAAAGACATTGTTGGTGGCGGCACTGGCATCTATTACTCTGCGGATACTATTTGGATACTTGGCCGTCAACAAGAAAAAGATGGTGCAGATATTGCCGGTTATCACTTCATTATTAATGTTGAAAAGTCTCGTTATGTTAGAGAGAAGTCAAAGATTCCTATTACTGTTACTTGGGAAGGCGGCATTAATAAATGGTCAGGTCTTCTTGACTCGGCACTTGAATCAGGTTATATTGTAAAACCAAGTAATGGTTGGTACCAACGAGCCGATGGCGAAGAAAAGTATCGTGCTAAAGATATTCAAAGTAATAAAGATTTCTGGTTAACTATGTTTAAAGAAACTGACTTTGTTGATTATCTAAAACACAAGTATTCAGTTGGTGATGTTAAAATGATTGCAGACGAGGAGGAAATAAATGATTGAACCCCTCATTCTAGGAGGACTTTTATACAATGAAGAATACACAAGGAAAGTAATACCGTTTTTAAAAGAAGATTATTTTGAAAGTTTTGAAAGTAAAAATATCTACAAAGTTATAGATGAGTATATTAAAACCTATAACGAAATACCAACAAAAGATGCTGTTCGATTCTCTATCGAAGAAAAAAGAAATCTTACTGAAGAACAGTTTAAAACCATCAATGATAAAATCAACGACCTAAATTATAACGAAAGCAATAGCTTAAACTGGATGATCGACAATACCGAAAAGTTTTGTCAAGATCGTGCTGTTTACAATGCGATTCGTAGTTCTATTGTTATTCTTGATAATAAAGATAAGAACAATGATAAGGGTGCAATTCCAAAGATTTTGTCTGATGCACTTGGTGTTTCTTTTGATAATAATATTGGCCATGACTTTCTAGAAAATACGAATGAACGATATGAATTTTATCATAAGAAAGAAGAAAGACTTCCTTTTGATATTGAACTGTTAAACACAATTACAAAAGGTGGCCTGCCTAAGAAGTCTTTGAATATTGTTCTCGCAGGCACAGGCGTCGGTAAGTCTCTGGCTATGTGTCACTTCGCTGCGACAAATCTAATGCATGGTAAGAATGTATTGTACATTACCATGGAAATGGCAGAAGAACGAATCGCTGAACGAATCGATGCAAATCTATTAGATGCTTCTATCGACGAAGTAAACATGATGCCTAAAGATATCTTTGAGCGTAGAGTTTCAAGGTTAAAAGATAAAACGCCAAGTAAACTAATTATCAAAGAATATCCTACTGCATCTGCTGGCAGTGGTCACTTTCGACACCTTATCGATGAATTAAAGATCAAAAAGAATTTTGTTCCAGATATCATCTATATCGACTATCTAAACATCTGTATGTCGAGTCGTTTACGCAATGGTCAAAATGTAAATTCTTATACATATGTAAAAGCGATTGCTGAAGAACTTCGTGGCCTTGCCGTAGAGTTCAATGTACCAATCGTTTCTGCTACTCAAACAACTCGGTCTGGTTATACTAACTCAGATGTTGGTCTTGAAGATACCTCAGAGTCGTTTGGTCTACCTGCAACAGCCGATTTTATGTTTGCTCTTATTTCTACAGAAGAACTAGAGTCACTAAACCAAATCATGGTCAAACAGTTAAAGAATCGATGGGCAGATCCAAACATGCACAAACGATTCGTTATAGGTATCGATAGAGCCAAAATGAGATTCTATAATGTCGAAGCCTCTGCACAAGATGGTCTTGTTGATGACACACCTGTTATGAGTAAAAGCAATTTTGGTGAACGATGGGATGAAGAAGAACTAGATGCCAAGTTACCAAAGAAATTTAACAAGAACAGTCTTTGGCAAGGATTTCAATAATGTCATATAAAGTGTCAGAAGAAGATGATGGTTTCTATATTATAGAAAACAATGAGTTAAAAATAACAAGATATTCATCTAGGGATAAGGCAGAACAAACCTGCCGCAAGTTAAACTTAGGCAGTGGATTTCAAGGAAAAACTCCTGCCTTTTTTAGTTATGAAAACAACAATGTCGTATACGATTATACAGAAGACAGTGAATATGTTTGGGAAGAATAAAAAAGCCGCTTCGAAGAGCGGCTTTTTACTTGGACCGTGTTGTCGAGCAGAACCCCACTGGCGGACTTTCCGCAACCTCGACTTTTCCTGGTGAATTTATTTTTCTCAACCCTTGCCTCTTATGTTATGAAAACACATTACACGCACCCTTTCTATTTATACAAAAAAATTTTAAAAACATCTTGACAAAAGGATTTTTTTATCCTAGGATGGATTAAATTAATTTAATGGAGTAATGTAATGGCTCTCAGCGTAAAGATTCGCCGTAAGAAGAAGGCATATGACCGCCTTAAGAAAGGCAATGCTTCTCAAATTTCGATGAAAGAAGGATATCGAAAGTATGTCCAATCATTTTATTTAGAAGTCGAATCTAAAGAAGTACAGAAGATAATTAACGACTGGCTTAAAGCGAACAAGAGTCGAACGGATTATGCTGCCATTATGAAGAATGAAATCTGGCGTTGGTCTAAGAATCATATTGCTGCTTACTGTTATTGGGACAAAAACGGTCCAGAGAAAGCACCTGAAGAGACCGTCGAATGGATGGAAAATTGTTTTCAAGAACTTATTCAACGCGGCAAACAAACTGCCAAAAAGGCAAAAAAGAAGGAGGAAAAGAAACAATCTTATCGTCCTTCGATACAAGACCGTATGCGTGAACAGTTAGCGGATATCGTTGCACAGTTAGAGGAATGGATAGATGAACAACCATCGAAGACGCTTCCTAAAGTCTTCGAATATCTAAAATCGAACAATGTAGCACAGGTGCATATCAAACCTATTCGTGAATACTATGCTCCTATGCGTGAAGAGTTTGTTACTCTTACGAAGAAGGACTGTCCTTCAGATTTGTTGGAAGGGTACTCACATCTTACTAAGACACAAATTAAGTTGTTTATCGCTTTCTTCGATCACCTTCTATCTGAACTTGATTTGTATGAAAATACAAAGAAGGCTACTCGTAAGAAACGCACACCTCGTCCTATGACGAAAGATAAACAAATTAAGAATATCAAATACAAGAAGGAAGATTCAGAATACAAATTAGCTAGTATTGATCCTATAAATATAATTGATGCTAGTTATCTGTATGTCTTTAATACTAGATATAAAGAATTCATAATTTATGTTTCTGAATCAGGACTTGCACTGAAAGGCACTACTCTTCAGAACTTTAATCCTGAAATGTCTATGAAAAAGAAACTGAGAAAACCAGAAGAATTTCTTAAAGACATTATGAAGAAAACACCTAAGAGTATTGAAAAACTATTCAATGAATTAAGTACAAAATCTTCTAACAACTTACCAGGTAGAATCAATACAGACTGTATTATTCTGAAAGCGATAAAGTAGATATGGACGAAATCACTTTTACACCGGAAGACGAAAACAAACCTACTCAGAAGATTGTATTGGATAAGACGGATAATATCGTTGCGTTTCCTAAGTCTAATATTCGAAGGCCTCCTCAATCGGTCGAAGAGCTTCGAAACAATTTGCGTGACGATCAAATGAAGGTGGTTATCGATTTATCAATGAACATCGTCTATAACATCATTCAAAACCTAGATGATATTGGTATTGATTTCGAAACCAATCCAAACGCAAATGATATTATGTTCTGTGTCGAATCGCTTAAGTCGATGATTATGCGAACCTATGGACTAGACCATCCTCTTCAGTTAATAGCGGAAGAAGTGTTAGACATAGAAGATCCAGACGAAATTATAGGCCAATTTTTAGGTGATCTAGACCTGCCTACCGGATAAGTTATTGATTTTCTTATCGAAAAAAAATTAAATTTTTTTAAAAAAAATGCTTGACTTTTCTTTTCAAAACGAATATCCTTATAATATGAAAACGAATCGAGAAAGAAAAGAAATGAAAGTATACCGAATCAACTGCACCAATCTCAAATTTCAAAACACTTATCAACTTTCACAGCTTTTTTCCTCAGAAGAAAAAGCAGTAGCATTTATCGAAGAGCTCGATAGAAAAGACAATGATAAGTGGTGGGAATATGATTACGAAATCGTAGAGGAGTCAGTAATATGAATACCGAAATGTACAGAGAGTTTTACATAGAGTTTTGCACTGAGTCCAATACTACTCCAACCGACGAAGGATTTAAAGAATTCGTAGAGTGGCGTTTGCGCGTCGAATCTCTCTTTAAAAACAAAAGGTGATATAACCATGGTTGAAAAATATGTTCGTGAAGACGGCAAGATTGCTGTTCTGGTGAGTGCTGGTTACGGTGCTGGGTGGAGTACCTGGAATACTGTCGATGAAGAGTTGGCAGAAGCACTGTTGTTTGACGCTGATGTTGTAAAGATGGTTCTGGAAGATCGTGAGGACGAGATTGAGGCCTTCGTTACAGAAAAATACAAAGACAACGATTGGTTAGTTACTGGCGGTGCAAAGGACCTGTTTGTGGAATGGGTTAATAAAGGAGAAAGATTTGTCATAGATGAGTATGATGGAGCTGAACACCTGGTACGCGAAACAGAAACTTATTGGTACGAAGCATAATTTTTTCAAAAAATTATTGACTTTGTTTTCAAAATATCGTAAGATCCATATATTGATTAATGATGAAACGCCAAAGGAGATAACTAATGGCACATGAACTTGAAATCGTAAACGGCCAAGCACAACTTGCATATGTTGGTGAAGTACCGTGGCATGGTCTTGGTGTCCAAGTACCTGAAGACACTTCTGCCATGGACATGATGGCACTTGCTGGTCTTGACTGGCGAGTCGAAGAACTCGATTCGTTTGTAGAGTTTAACGGCGAAAAGATCCCAACTGGTCAGAAAGCACTTGTGCGTGACATTGACGGTAAGGTACTGACACAGGTTGGTGCTAACTGGAACCCCGTACAGAACTCAGAAGCATTTGAATTCTTCCATGAATTTGTCGAAGCAGGTAACATGAAGATGCATACTGCTGGTTCACTGAAAGACGGTCAGATTATTTGGGCTCTTGCAAAGGTCGAAGACAACTTCACTTTGTTTAACGGCGACACAGTAGAGTCTTATCTTCTGTTCTCCAATCCTCACCAGTATGGTAAGAGCATAGATGTTCGTTTCACTCCTATTCGAGTCGTTTGCAACAACACTCTTACACTGTCACTTGGCAAAACGGCTGACAATGCAGTTCGTTTGAACCATCGTAAAGCATTCGATGCTGAAAGCGTGAAAGCAACTCTCGGTATTGCTCATAGCAAACTGGATCAATATCGTGGAATGGCAAAGTTTCTTGGTTCGAAACGGTACACTGCTAAGTCACTTGACGAGTATTTGACTGAATTGTTTGGTACTAAGAAGAGTGCTGCTGGCGATCTTAGCCGCACAGGCGAAACGGTTCGTGAACTGATGAGCACACAACCTGGCGCTCAGTATGGTGAAGGCACTTGGTGGCAGGCATACAATGCTGTAACCTACTTCACTGATCATGTTGCAGGTCGTTCAAATGATACTCGTATGCAGAGCGCATGGTTTGGCGCTAATCAGAAAAAGAAAGTAGATTCTTTGAAGAAAGCCGTTGAATATGCAGAGGCCGCTTAATGCGGCTTCTTATCTCTACAATCATATGTCTTGGCGTCGGCTTCTTAGCCGGCGTCAACGTCTATGGTTCTGATACTTCTTCGAAAGAAGACATTCATTGTTTGGCTCTTAACATATATCATGAAGCGGTATCTGAACCTCTCAGAGGAAAAATAGCGGTGTCTTATGTGGTATTGAACCGTGTAAAAAGTTCAAAATTTCCTAATACTGTATGTGATGTTGTTTTTGAAGGTCCTCACCGTCCGCATTGGAAAGATAAATACAGACAGGTGCCTATTAAAAACATGTGCCAGTTTTCTTGGTATTGCGATGGTAAAAGCGATGAAGTATTTGACTTAGATGCATATGACGATTGTTTTGAAATCGCTAGGCGTGTTTTGAATGAGTATGGCACAGAAAGAGCAGACGATCCTTCAAAGGGTGCAATGTGGTATCATGCAGACTATGTTAATCCAAAATGGAGTAATACTTTAAAACGCACTACGAAAATAGGAAGGCATATTTTTTATAAACAATGACAGACGACCACAAAATTCTGGTGTTAGAAGAACTTCTGAACGTTAGAAAACGTAAACAGAAAGAATTGGCTTATTATCAGGAAAAACTTCTTGAGTTACAAGAGAAAATGCAGTATATTCAAATGGATATACAAGTAACAAATATTATTATAGGAATTATTGAGGAAGAAAATGTCGTTGATATTCAAAAATACATCGTCGATAGGCGATTAGAAGGAATCGAGAAGTGAGTGAATTCAGACTTGGTATATTCAGACTTCTCAAACGCATTATAGGTGGTAGTAGTGTTCTACTTGCGATTGTTTACACCATAGGACACATTATCATTGCCATGATCTGCAACAATTTAATTACAGGTGCAGAGTTTACATTAGCAGCAGTAGACGCAATTATAGAGCCTTGCATCAATGGCGTATGGTTTTATGTTCTGCATAAACTGTGGATATTCGAAACAAACAAGGTAAAATAAAAATGAATTTTGAAGAACTTACATCATATCGAAAATGTGGCCATGAAGGCGTTGATGAATTACTCTGGGTCACTAGTGATAGTGGTGCTTTTGGTAATGAAAGAGACGGACCTTTGTTTGATTGGATCGCCGATCATCATTTGTTTATGGATCATGTAAAACAATTTAAAGCGGTGATACAGGCTGGCGGTAACTGTGGTATGTACGCTCGTTTCTATAAAAATTATTTTGAAAAGGTTTACACGTTCGAACCAGACGAATTGAACTTTTATTGTTTAGATAGAAATTGTGTTGGTGATGGTTATGTAAAGACCAAAGGTGGTTTGGGTAATACAACAGAAAAGTTTACTATTCAAAATACCAACAAAAATAATGTAGGTACACATAAAATCAAAGATGCACCAGGCGATGTACAAATGTATCGTATTGATGATATGACTTTAGAACACTGTGATTTGATACACCTAGATATAGAGGGATATGAAGAGAAAGCCCTAGAAGGCGCTGTTGAAACAATAAGAAAGTTTAAACCAGTTGTTGTAACAGAAGCGAATCGAGGGGCTTCTTTTTTAGAAAAACTAAATTACAAAAGAGCGTCCAGAGGAAGAATGGATAGTATTTTTGTTTATGGTTGGCATGATTAACGGAGGAATATAATATGGCAAAAGGCAAAAAGAGTAAAGGTAATAAGTATGTCTCTAAAGGAGAAGTTGGCACCAATAGAGCGATTACAAAAGAACGTCGTCGAGAGTATATGGAAAATACACTTGCAAGGCGAATTAATCAATTGAGAGCCTGGCGTGCAGGAAAGAATGTTGTACTGGTTGTAGAAAATACGGCTAAGAAAACGAATCGTCCTTTTATGCGTGTGTCAGCAAATGAACTTTGGGGTAGTCCAAAACGTTATCTCATGAATGCCAAAGCAGGGGATGGCGATGAATGAAAAGTTTTGAAACTCTTTTTTCAAAGATATTGACGAATGATAAACCGTTCGTCTATCCTTTTGGAAGAGGTGCTAACCAAGAGTTTCCAAACGAGTGTATTTGTGATGAATGTTTACGGCTTTCAGTATATCGTAAACCTTGGCGCTGGGGCAGTCCAGGCAAAAGAGTACATAGAAATGATTCTACTAGAGAATGGAGTAATAAAAGTATGAATAATCGTGAAGATATCTCGCTCTTGGCGAGAAACAATATAATTCAAGTTGTGTTTACTAAGGCTGATGGTTCAGAACGACTGATGACCTGCACTCTTATGGATGAACATATCCCTAGTCAGGCACGTCAAACCGAATCAACAGAAACCAAAAAGATTAACACAGAAGTCTTACCTGTGTGGGATATGGAAAAGGAAGCGTGGCGTTCTTTCCGTATTGATTCAATTAAAGCGGTTGCGGTATGCTAAAATGGAAATAACAAACGGCGAATTAATTCGTAACGAAACAAATCAAAATGCCATGGGCGGCACTGAGCTCATGGCAACAAGAATGCACGAACTTATTCCACAAGATTTACTTGAAGGTGTGCAGATTATTCATTCTAGGCCAAGAGAACTACGGAATGATTTGAAAAAAGTTTTAGTACTACATGATTTGCCAGGCGATCCAGAAGTACAACATCTAAAAGATGGTGGTTGGAAGAAGTATGATAAACTCGTATTTGTTTCTAACTGGCAACTCCAGATGTATAACGCATATCTAGGCGTACCATATTCACATTCGGTTGTTTTGAAAAATGCAATCAATCCTATTAGTGAAATTGGTAAAAATGATAATGTTATCAAAATAATTTATCATACGACACCGCATCGAGGTCTAAATGTTCTTTATGCAGTGTTCGATGCTATTGCGAAGACTGATGATAAAGTTCAATTGGATGTTTATAGTTCTTTTAAAATCTATGGATGGGAGCAAAGAGACGAACCGTATAAAGAATTATTCGACAAACTTCGTGAACACCCACAAGTTAACTATTATGGCTCAGTGCCAAATGATGAAGTTAGATTAGCACTAGGTGTTTCTCACATCTTTGCATATCCGTCTATCTGGCAAGAAACCTCTTGTATCTCATTAATGGAGGCCATGTCTGCTGGTTGTTTATGCGTACATCCAAACTATGCTGCACTACCAGAAACCAGTGCTGGTATGACACAGATGTATCAATGGACAGAAGATATGAATAAACACGCTGATGTTTTTTACAACAATTTGGTGTACGCAATTCAAACGATTCGTCAAAGAACATTTAATGGACGAGCACAGAAGACATATGCTGATGCCTATTATAATTGGGCGAATCGAAGGAATGAGTGGTGTGGATTTTTAGAGGCAATAAAAAACTCTTGACAATTATCCACAAATGTGTTATGGTATAAAAAATAAAATGATTATGAAAGTAATGCAATGATACTTATTGATTTAAACCAAGTGATGATATCCAATTTGATGGCTCAGATTGGTAACCATCACAACATCGAATTAGACGAAAATCTAATTCGTCACATGGTTCTAAACTCGATTCGAAACTATAGAAACAAGTTCAAAAAAGATTTTGGTGAGCTTGTTATTTGTTGTGATGATAAGAACTACTGGCGTAAGGAAGTATTTCCTTATTATAAAGCCAGTCGTAAGAAGAATCGTGAAAAGTCAGAACTTGATTGGAATGAAATATTCCGAGTACTAAACAAGATTCGTGACGAACTAAAAGAATTCTTTCCCTACAAAGTAATTCAGATTGATACAGCAGAGGCTGATGATATCATCGGCACGATTTGTCATATCGAAGGTAAGATGTTAACATCTGATGATCCTGATGATAAGATTTTAATTCTATCAGCTGATAAAGACTATATTCAATTACACACCTACGCAAATGTAAGTCAGTTTGATCCTATTCGTAAGAAGTGGATACGTCATGACAATCCTTCGGACTATCTCAAGGTTCATATTATGAAAGGAGATATCGGCGACGGTGTGCCTAATATGTTAAGTGCTGATGATGTTTTTGTTATGTCAAAACGACAAAAACCTTTGACGCAAAAAAGAATCGATGAATTCATGAAGAATGGATCGGTCGATCCTGAAACGATTCGCGGATACACAAGAAACGAAGCGTTGATTGATTTATCAAAAATTCCTGTTAAAATCAAAGAACAGGTTATTGATAAATATAACGAAGAAAAGAAGATCAGCAGATCCAATCTAATGAACTTCTTTATGAACAACAAACTGAAAAATCTGTTAGAAAATATAGGTGAATTTTAATCATGGAACTTTCAATATCAGAAGTTTTAAACAAAGCTTCCAAAATGAAATCCAAGTCCGAAAAGGTATCTTGGTTAAAGAAACACGATGTACGAGCACTTAAGACTGTTTTAAAGGCAATGTATGATCCAACTCTTAAATGTCTATTACCAGAAGGCAGTCCTCCTTACACACCATCTTCTCAAGTAGACGATCATGGTATGCTTTACACCAACACAAAGCGCATTCCGTACTTCTATGAAGGCATGGGTACTCCTGTTCTTCCTATGAAGCGTGAACAATTGTTTATTGAACTTTTAGAACTTGTCAATAAAGACGATGCACTACTTCTTATTGATATGAAAGACAAGAAGAAAATTAAAGGTCTTACAGCAGATACGATTAACGAAGCCTTTCCTAATCTTATTACAATCAAAAAACAGGAGAAAAGTGTTTAGCCATGGGCAAGACATATCGCCAGGAAAAGAATTACTGGGACGACGGTGGGTACAACGACAAAAATAGTCGTAGGAAGAAAAAGTATAGAAAATATAATAAAGATGAACAGATTCAACAGAAGCGTGAAACTAAACAGCGCGCTATGTATGAACAAATTCAAGAAAGAGATAGTCATTAATCATGCCAACTTACACGGTTGAATATCTGAAAGGTAAAAACAAAGGTACCGTTTCAGATGTTCTTATGAAATACGAAGAAGTTAAACAACTAGAGAAGAAGGGACAACTTCGTATAATTCCTTCTGCTCCCATGATTGTTTCTGGTGTCGGCTCTGTGACTGGTAGAATTGATAATGGATTTAATGATGTTTTAAATGGCATCAAGAAAGCAAACAGGGGGTCCACTATAGAAACGAAATAGGAGACAACATGCTTGCCAGCCCCGAACGACTAACAAAAAAACAAAAAAGAATACTTCGCCAAGAAAGGGTAATAGACAAATCGGGTAACATACAGTCAAACAATTTTAAATTAAAAAAAATACAACCTTTAACACAAGCACAAATTGATGCTTTTGAATCCTTCGATGAAGGATATAATTTGTTTCTCCACGGATTTGCTGGCACAGGAAAAACATTTATAGCTTTATATCTCGCATTAGACTTGATTCAAAAAGTAAATTTATATAAAAAAGTATACATCGTAAGATCGGTAGTTCCTTCAAGAGATATGGGATTTCTACCAGGTAATGCAAAAGAAAAGACAAAGATATACGAAACACCATATTATGACATATGTAATAAGTTGTATGGTCGTGGTGATGCCTATGATGTTTTAAAAACAAAAAACATATTAGAGTTTATTTCTACATCTTTTATTCGAGGTATTACTTTAGATGATTGTATTGTAATCGTAGATGAAATGCAGAACATGAATTCTATGGAATTACACAGTATCATGACACGCATTGGCGAGAACTGTAAGATAGTCTTTTCTGGTGATATTAACCAGGATGACTTGACAAGTGAACGAAAAAAAGAGTATAGTGGTTTGCGTGATTTTATGCGAATCATAGAAAATATGAAAGAGTTTGACTTTATCGACTTCACACAAGATGACATTGTAAGAAGTCAAATTGTTAAATCTTATATTATTGAACGACACAAACTTGGAATGGACTTTTGATCTTTAATCATACACCAAAGGCAATCTTTAAAGACTTGCCAGTTAAATATGCAGATGGCGGAAGGTTTTATCAATCTCCTAAAGGGGAATGGTATCCTTCCGTCACTACTGTTTTATCTGCCGATTCGGACAAAGAAGAAGGTATTAAACAGTGGCGAGAAAGAATAGGCGAAGAAGAAGCAAATAAGATTTTAGTACAAGCTTCGAATCGTGGTGAGTCTGTACATCTTATCTGTGAAAGATATCTTAACAATGATCCTGATTATGCAAAGGGTCAGATGCCTACTAACATATTTTCCTTTAAATGTATTCAAAATATTTTAGACTCCCACATAAATAATATACACTGTCAAGAAGAACCTCTATACTCAAACTACTTGAAAACAGCTGGTAGAGTAGATTGCTTGGCAGAATTTGACGGTAAATTATCTGTTATAGATTTTAAAACATCTAGAAAGATGAAACGAAAAGAGTGGATTTCAAATTACTTTATGCAAACATCCGCGTATGCGGTTATGTACGAAGAACTGACAACAATTCCAGTATCTCAAATAGTGGTCATAATTTCCGTCGATGGGTCAGAACCACAAGTTTTCGTTGAAAAACGGGATGATCATATCCATAACTTCATCGAAATACGAAAAAGATATGAGGAGTTAAAAAATTGCACAGAATCTTAATGGTAACCTTTATTTTAGCGATTTTACCATGTATTGCACAGGCCGATCACGGTCCACCAGAATTTGTAGATACAATGAAACCGATTATGTGTTCTAATGCTGATTTTGTAATCAAAGAATTGGAAGAAACATTTGGCGAATCGCAAAAAGATGTAATAGGTTTGTCAGAAGATAATACAATAGCCGTCACCGTTTTCGAAGGACCCGATTCGTTTTCCGTAGTGGAATTCTTCGCAAATGGGTTGGCCTGCATCATTTCCATTGGAAAAACCAACGGAAAAGAGCCTGATAAGGTGTTGTAAAAATGCCACAAAAGCATGTTTTTTGAAAAAAATTTATAAATCTTTGATTTCGTTGGATTTTATTTTTAAAATAAATGCCGTTTTTTGTTGACTTATGGTCCTTTTTTTGTTAGGATGCACCATAAATTGATGAAAGAAAGAAAGCGAATCGAAATGAATACCGAATACCAATTCACAGGTTTTGAATACAAACGTGCTTCTGTTGAGGTCGACACAATGACCCCTGAAAACAAGCGTGACATTCCTTGTGATGGTTGTCCTCTTGCAGCTACTTGCGCTGCCAACTACACCGAATGTTCAGCGTTTCGTAATTGGGCTTCTACTGGCGACTACAAAGACGCCGATGTTCAACGCCTAATCCGCGCTTCTAAGTAATTTTGAGGCGAGATAACTGGAGATTAAATGGTCTAGGGCATACTGCCACTGAATATCTTTTAAGATAACTGGCGACCATAACGATCTAGGGCATAGTGCCACTGAATATCTTTCCCATAGGATGGTTCAATGAAAACTATTATTTTAATCACATATCTAGGTAGCAATCTTTTAAGTCAAGCTACCTATGACACAATGGACTCTTGTATGGTTGCACGAGAAAGTATGTTGAAACAACCACAAGTACAGGCATTTTGCGTCTATAGAGACAAACGCAAAGAAATCGATCCTTCTAGTTTTTTTCGAGCATTCGAAGAAATGATGAAAAATCCTTCTTGACAAATGAAGATTGTTGATTTAGAATACGAAAGATGGTTAAGAGATCCTAGATTCTCTGAAGCCGTCGATAATCTTGATATCGGTACAATATGGGAGTGGATTAATGTCAATGCATCTTGTGGGGCCGTGGATGACCACGACGAATTACAAAAAAAGAAAACCCAAGAACAAGACTAAAGCCCAAATACAATCCGATATTCAACACGCAAAGTTTTTAAAACGCATGGGTGTAACTGGTCAAACAAACACTAGTGCGAAATGTAGGGGTGTAGCGCAGCTTGGTAGCGCATCTGGTTTGGGACCAGAGGGTCGGGGGTTCAAATCCCTCCACCCCGACCAATTCTATCATCCTGGTAGTGCCAAGAAAGAACCTAACGTATACAGCGGTAAGCGTAAACTTATTGGTATTGCCACGATGCATAAATCCAATATGGTACCAGTGTTTTCAGAAGAAGACGCTGAAGCAATTTCAAAGATGAGGCGATGACGAAGACCATTATCCATATTAATAAAAATCTGAAACAATCTAATGACAAACATGGTAGAACGTTGCCTGTGTGTCGTGTAGAAGAAAATGGTCAAACTTGGTATGGCAGTGCTGTAGATATTCTTGGGCCTAGCAAGATGGTTTATAGTCCAGACAAGCCAAGAAAATGTGGCGCTAAACTTTGGATTGAAACTGATAGTGAAATAGTTATTCATGATAAGACTACATATTCAGAAATGAGGCGATGATGAAACTTACAATTGTAATATTTTCTTTAATGGCGGCCGCATTTCTTGCAGGAATGGAGTTTGCTGATGCACTCAATTCCTTAAACTGAAAAGGAAATCAACAATGGCGGAATGGGAAAAATATCTATCACCACATGGACAAAGAAAAGAAACCTGTGAATATGTCGTTGGCAGGTTTGATTTAACTCCAGAATATAGAAATAACGCCACCATTAGAAGGTGGGTTGAATGTAGTAAGATGAGACTTGCAGAAATAGCAAAAGAAGAGTATATGCAAGCTTACTGGCAAGCTTATAGGGATGCTCAAATACTACATCAAGGGTGTTGACAATGAAATATAAAATAATGTATCTTATTGGTGAAAAAGAAGGTATCTTTTATGATAAAGACTATCTAAAAAAAGATGGTGAACTTCTTACATTTGATACTGAAGAAGCAGCAGAAGAATATCGTCGTGGCCATAAAAGATGGCATGTTGTAGAACATAAAGGAGATGTAACTTGTTAGAAGAATCTTTACCTTTATTTGAAAAAGAATCACTTGCTGATCGTATGATGAGAGACAAGACAGCAAGAAGTCGCCGTAGAGAAACAAAAGTGATAGCCAAAACACAGATATATAAAGAGCAGAAGGATGCTAAAGAGCGTCTTCGTGCTAAGAGATTATTGCAAAAACAAAAACGGCGATCTATTGGGAAGAAATAAATGGAAGAAGATTATACAATATCAGAAGTTAAAGAACTTGTTTTTGATGAACAAAATTTAAATCTTACTGTAATGGGTAAAAAAGACAATCTTGCTTTAATGGATCATTTTATAGGAATATATGATGATTTTATGTCGATTGAAGATTGCAGGAGAACTATTACAGAATTTGATGAATATGAAAGACACGGACTTGGTATGAATCGTCAGCAACACGACGGTGTTTCAAAACACTTGAAAGACGATTTTAATATGTTTCAAGAAAATTTACTTCAGCAAAATATAGATGATCGTATGCGTAATGATACTGGCGAAGGAGATATGGCACCGCCTCTTGAAATAGATATGGGAAGAACCTTTAGTACTGCTAATTTCTTTTTAGATCAATTTTTTAATTATGTTTGGCAAGATTACACGGCTCGTTATCCTATTTTGACAGAAACAGGAGTAACCATTCGACACTTAAAATATCAAAGAACACACATTGGTCAAGGATATCATGTTTGGCATACTGAAGACCTGGGACTAGCATATGATGATCGATGTGCTGTTTTTATGTTATATTTAAATGATGTACATGAAGGAGGCGAGACAGAATTTCTTTATTATCCTGGCAGAATATCTCCAAGAGCTGGTAGACTTATTGTATGGCCTGCTGGTTATACGCATGTACACCGAGGTAATCCACCGATTAGTAACACTAAATATGTATTGACTGGATGGGTTCAATATAGTCACAATTAAGGAGTAAACCTATGTGGGATATGATCGACAGATTATTCGGTGACACATTGTGGATCTGGACAGCTATACTAGGTTCATTAGCAGGCGCTGCGTTTTTGGCATACTTCAAAGATACCAAAGCGGGTCTATGGGCTTATGCACAGTTAGATAAGTTCTTAGACACACTGGTTGCTAAATTTGGATGGACTTGGCTCGAACAACCAGAAGATTCTTGGAGAAAGAAGTATCCAAAAATCACCAAAAAAATTGATGAACTAGAAGACAGAATTAAAAAATTAGAAAGAAAGTCGCGGTCGTCGAAGAAATAAATGATAAAACCAATAAGGCCAGATCGTGTAAATGACTATTCGAAATATATGTTAAAGTCACTTATGTTATTTTGTGGCATACCTTTTATTTTCGGTCTGTTCGTTAAACCTCTAGCTCTGGCCTTAATCATTTTTATTTCAGATTATCTATGGCATTTAAAAGAAAAAGCAATTGAAAATGATGAATGATAAATAGTCTTACTTAAGTTTACTTAATTTTTGGGAGACTAGTTATGGCAATTTCAGACCTTTCTTTTAAAGACAAATCATTATTGTTCGCTAAACTTGCTTCGATTGCTTATTCAGATGACGTTAAAGACGTTAAAAAGAAAGT